AGGTAACTCATATACCTTGGAAAATCTTTTCTGGTCCAAAGGCTGCGGATCCGGTTTTAGCGGAGGCTGCCAAGGATGATCCGTTCGTCATCGATAGCTTTGCTATCGATAGAGAACCTCTTGAGGATCTTAGATCAAGGACTAGTACGGACACTGAGTACTTGGCTCTCTTAGAACCTTAAATAATTAATTAATTTAATTTCATTTAAAATGAGAAGAAGAGGTATTAAAAAAACTAAATTTTATAATAAGTTGAGGACTGGTAAGTATAGGTCTCGTAAGACTCAAGTATCTAGGTATTTGTCTAGGGATATTGTTGCTTACCAGTGTGAGGCTTATGATTATCTCATAATACCTGGTGGAGGTGCAGATTATTCGTTTGGTTCTGGTAATTCTTACTGGAACATTAGAACTGTACTTAGTGCTTCTCAGACATTTACAGGTTATAGTGGGTTGTATTCTCAGTATAAGATTACTGGCATATCATGTAGGGTATCAAGGAACATTGCTGAGACGAGGGTTAACTCCAATTTATCTGGGTTCTTACCATCTCCTATTTTGTCATTTAGTCCAACTGAGACTAGTGTATCAAACGGTAACTTACCTGCTTTTCATGATTCTAAGCAAACAATTGATCCTGATGGGGGTTCTCCTCAGGTCAAGTACTGGGCTTTCCCTGATAACTTCTCCAATGTTGGGTTTGGTTTAGGTGTATGGAATACTTGTATAGATTATAATCAACAACTTGGACAAATTAATGTGACTCAAATGAATTCTCTTCCAACTACTGCTACTGCTACTGCTGCTTGTTTCTCTGTTAGAGTCACTGTTTACGTTAAGTTCAAGGACATGAAGCGATAAGGAGACGCACCGCGTCGACGCCAATCTCGGATTGGGGTTTGGGTAATCGGATTAAGAGAATAAATAGTTAATTATAACAATGAACTTTTATATATTTTTATAATATATATATTTTTACCCCAGAAGAATAATTTATTGTGCTGGGGTAAAATTTTAATAGTTATTTATTTATTTAATAAATTTAATATATTTATTTAATTATTTATTGAAAAATAATAAAATGATTTTATATATAAAAAACCAATATGGCTGCCTGTAACGCCGATGCCTCAGTATTACTTAGGCATCGGCGTTACAAATAAATATATAATTTTTTATTATTTATTGAAATTTAAATTTAAATTTTTTATTATTTAAGTTAACGAACATTTTAATTTCAATTAAAATGTTCAAGACAAAAAACGTAGTGGCTGCGAAAAAGGACTCGCCAGCGAGGAGCTGGCTCTGCACTCTGAACAATCCGGGGGATTGTTCGCTGGCGAAGATTCATGAGCTGACTGGAGCTGTTTTTACGGTAGGGCAGCTGGAAAAGGGAGAGAATGGGACTCTGCACTTGCAGTTCTTTCAGAACTTTAAGGGGCCGGTGAGGCTCTCGCACTATAAGAAGGTGCTGCCGGCGGCTCACTGTGAGGCCGCCATAGGCGATAAGGCTCGGGAGTATTGTATGAAGGAGGATACTCGCGTAGAAGGGCCTTGGGAGTTCGGCGTTAAGCCGGTTCAGAGGAACTCTAAGGCTGACTGGGAGGAGGTCTACTTGAAGGCTAAGAGAGGCCGGATCGAGGAGATTCCGGCCGATATAAGGGTCAGGTGCTATTCGCAGCTTAAGCGAATAGAGAAGGACCATCTGGAGGTGAAGGATGCCGAGGATCTCCGAGGCGTTTGGATCTATGGCCCCTCTGGGGTTGGTAAGAGCTGGACTGCTCGGCAGAAGTTTCCTGGTGCGTATCCGAAGTTGTGCAACAAGTGGTGGGACGGCTACCAGGGGCAAGCCAATGTCATCATGGATGACATTGGGCTGGATCATAAGTGCTTGGGTCAGCAGCTGAAGATTTGGGCTGACCGCTATGGTTGTATCTTGGAGACTAAGGGCGGAGCGCTTGGCTCCGCGTACAAGAACTTTGTGGTGACTTCGCAGTACTCGATAGAGGAGATCTGGGCTGGTGATGAGAAGACTATTGAGGCTTTGAGGAGAAGGTTCAAGGTAACTCATATACCTTGGAAAATCTTTTCTGGTCCAAAGGCTGCGGATCCGGTTTTAGCGGAGGCTGCCAAGGATGATCCGTTCGTCATCGATAGCTTTGCTATCGATAGAGAACCTCT